TCTCTTTGGCTTACCAATGTATCCAAATACAACGTATCATTATAATAACTTTCTATATCACTTATGATTTTACTTTTATATGTTGCAAATTGTCCTTTATATTGTGTTTTCATTATTAATTTAACATCATAATCTATGTTTAGAATTGTCGGACTTTTATAAATACTTCTTAAATTAATACTACGTATGTCGTCTATACTATTTTTAATCTGTTTTATTTCACTTACAGTCATCAAATTTCTATTATCATCAACTCCATTAAAAATCAAATATCCTAGAAATCTTTCTTGTTCTTCGTTTTCTCCACCTGTAACTCTTAATTTATAAGTTGGATATGATCTTTTCAATAATTCATTAAAATCATTCTCATTTACACCTCTATTTATAAACGATTTATTACCTAAAGATTGTAATTGAGATAAAGTTTCTGCAGCAGACCCATTAAAACTATTTTCTTTATCTACACTAAAAACTATATTATTTGTTATATTATGACCATTATATAAAAATGAATCAGCAAATTGCAATTTTTCAGTAGTAAAATCAATACTATCAAAAGAACTTAAAGTACCTTCATTTTTATATACTATTACAGTAATGTTATATCCATTAGTTACTTTATCATTGAATCTAATTACCACATTATCATTGTAATAATCCAGATAAAATATATTTTCTTCGTCCTCATTTTCTGTTAATTCTAAAAATTCGGAATCTCTATAATATTGAACTGTTTGTTTAGAAAGTATTCCAGTACTACTATCGAGTACATCTTTATCTACAAATACGTCTAATACATTTATTTTACTGGCTTCATCTAAAACTATCAAAAGATCATCTGTTTGAGTATATATCCTTGTTTCGTAAGAACCTTGATTTAACAATAAAGGTAAATTTTCAACAATAGGATTTCCACTATTATCTGCTCTTATTATTAGCTCATTTGTAGTATAATAAGGATATCCAGCGAATGTCATATTAGTCAATTTAGGTATAACTATATAATCTGTAATATTAAATTGATATCCTGTTGTATCAACCCAACCAACATTAGACTGTAATGTTGTAGGTTGGTTGGCTAACCAATCATAATTGTATACTATTTTTGCTAATTTTCTAGCTAAATTAAAATCTGTAGTAGTAGATAAAATAGAATTATCTTTATAAAGTCTTTGTTTATTTTGAAGTATTACTCCATAATAAGCCAAGAAATTGGCAAGTAAAGAAATATTTGAACGAGTATTTGTAAAATCTTCTTGTTTAAATACAAAATTTCCATCTATATCTCTTACAGTTAATAAATAAGTTTTTAGATCAGATTGTATTTTTATAAAATCCACATTTATGCTCCTTTAGGAATAGGTATCTTGTAAACCATATTTTTAGGTAGTCCCAACAAACCACAAGTTACTGTTAATTCTAATATAAGTTGATTATTTTCTATATCATCTGTAAATGTATATTTAAGAATATTTAAAGCTAAATTATCGAAACTAGTTCTAAACTGTACATTTAAAAATAATTGTAAATCAGATACTGCTTTAGCAGAAGTCTCACCAACCAAACTTTTAAAATCAAATCTATTAGTATTTTTGTCGAAAAACAATTTATCTACATTGATATAATTATTAATCGTTTCTTCTATTAATTTAATTATATATGTTTTATAATTATTGAAATCTTCCTCTGTTGCTGTTTCTGGATTATAAGAAACAAAATCATCAAGATTAGTAGTTATATCCATTATTTATTTCCTTGTGTTTATATGTATTTAGTTTATTTTACTTGATATATTTCTTACTTCTGAGATATTCTTTAATTAAATATCTTAGCAGACTTGATGAAGTTCTTTCTTCATTTAATGCACATTTTGTGAATAGTTCTAATATATCAACCTCTATTCTTATCTTAACCCATTTGGCTTTTTTAGGTTTAAAAGAATATGGTTTATTAGGATTACCTTTATAATAATTTTTTCTATATTCTTTAAATTTAGTTTTAATGTCTTCTTCATTATTATTTATTTCTAGTGTATTGTATCCATCAATATCTGATTTATACTGTTTAATCCAAAATTGTTCTCTTATATTTAATTTTCTTCTATCTTTCTGCATTGGTTCTAAAATACTAAACTCAAATGATTTAATACCATATTTAATCCATTCGTTTTGCAAAATATTATTATTATGAAGTCCTCTTTTTAATGCATACTTATGTTGATTTAATCTATTTTCTATATCTATTGATTTACCTATATAAACTTTTCCACTATCCAAACACATTATCTTATAAATGCCACATATTTTTGGTCTATTCATAATACCTCTTCTATTAATGATAAATTAATATAAATTGTTATGTAATTATATTTAGATTATTAAAATATATAAATTATTAATTTTTACCTATATTAATATTTTAAAATGAAATATACATCATAATTAAATACTAAATAACAATATAAAACAAAAAAGGAGATTAAAATGGCCGAAGGCAATACTTATATGGGCGTTTATCTAAAAGTAATAGATAAATCAGCTTATTTTACAACAGAACCAGATGCTTCAAATTTTCCAGTAGTATCAGTCGGTAAATTTGAACGTGGTGAAGTTGGAGTACCAATTACTTTTAACAGAAATCAATTAACAGAAATTCTTAGAATAATCGGTATGCCGGTTAAAGGAAAAAATGATAAAGACTGGTGGTCTTTTTATCGTTCATTCCAATACTCAAAACCAGTTGTGGCATATCGTGTAATTAACACTGGTACATTTAAAAATGCAGGAGTTGCATTATCTAAATCAACTGGCAATATAACTCATCCATGGTTAGGTGTTGACGGTGGAAGTCATACAATGACAGCAAATGGACAACCTGTAGTTTCTGAATTAGTATCAAATATGTTGATTCAAAATTCACAAATAGCAACAATATTAATTGAAAACAATGTTACACTATTAGCTAATAATATTGGTAAAATATTCTATAAATATCCCGGTGTTAATAGTGAAAATATACAAGTAATTGTATTAAACGAAGATTCGTTAGTAAATGATACTGTCACTATACCAAATCAAACATATAATGCTGTTATAGAAGCAACATTAAATATAATCAATGGTGTAATAGAATCCGCTTCAATTTCTACTGGTTCAGAAGGAACAGGATATGTGGATAATGAAGTAGTTACTATAACAGGTGGAAGTGGGTCAGGAGCTACAGCTAGAGTAAGTGCTTCTGGTGGAGCTATAACTGGTGTTACTATATTAACTGGTGGGTCTGGATACACAAATGGTGGAACAGTTTCATTTGTAAGTAGTGGTTCTGGTTCAAGTGGTCAAGGAACTATCACTGTTAAAAATGGTGTAATCAATGGCTTAACTGTAAGTAACGGTGGTTATGGATATACGAACGTAACTTTAGATTATCATATTACAACTTCAACTGGTAGTAATGCCGTATTGAGTTTAACTATTGTCGGTGGTATATTAACTGGAGCTGTAATTACAAATGGTGGTTCTGGATATACTACTTCTGATACAATATCATTTACAGTTACTCAAGATGTAGTATTCAACATATTTGATTATAATGGAGATGGAGTAAACGATTATTCTTATGTACCTGATTTATTCGATTATCAATTACAAGCATCCGATTCAGCTTTAGTAGTATTAGTTGATGGTGTGGTAACAGAAAGATATGTATTTAACGGAGATTCTACTTCTGATTACTATTGGGAAAAAATAAATAATTCCTCAGATTACATTTATGTTAAATTCAATAATGATGTATTAAATGATACATCTACAGCCGGATATCAGCAAACACCTTATGCAGCAGAATATGATTTCTCTGGTAAGGGGGAAGGTACATTTGATGATGTAACATTAGCAGATTATATTTCTACATTAGATTATATTGTAGACAATGGTACTCCTAACATAATCGTACATGACGGAGCAATACCAGCTATAGATAGTTTAAATGGGGTTCCATTAACAACTAACAATATCAAAGCCTTTCAGACAAAATTAGTCACAGAAGTTGCAGGACATGATGATATTCGTGGTAACGCAATACTATCTTTCCCTCAGTCTGTAGATAAATCTTTGGTTGGAAAATTCTCACTAACAGATAGTGATTTACAACCATATGTAGATTATAAAAATGGATTAGGTTTAAACGGAGCTAATGGAGAACCTGCTACTATATATGCACCTTCATTACAAAGAGTATTTGATTTCTTTAATAATCAATATCTTTGGATACCTGTATCTGTAGATGTTGCAGGAACAATAGCAGCATTAAAAGATAACTATCAATATTCAAATATAGAATCCAGACGTGGACAACTTTCTTCTGAAAAACTTATTACAGATATTAAGAAGAAATCTATAGAAGGATTCCTATATAAAAATGGTGTTAATCCTATTATCAATAGAGATGGAGTTTATATAGTTAAAGGTCATAAGACATTAACAACATTGAATACAGCATTCAATAGAATGAACGTATGGAGATCAATACAAATTATTTCCATACAAGCTAGAGATTTAGGTAATCAATTTGTTGGTGAATTAGGTCTACCTGAAACAAGATTGGAAGTATTAGATGTTTATAATTCATTTATTACAAGACTGAAAAATGCAGGAAAAGTTGTTGATATGAAAGTAGTATGTGATTCAACTAATAATAGTGATCAAGACTTGGATAATAATCAATTAAATATAGATTTGTATATAAAACCTGTGAAACTTTATGACTTCATTCATATAAATGTAACTGTATTACCACAAGGTGCCACATTAGGTTAATATTAAAATTTAGTATACGGGGGGATTTTAGTCCCCCTTTTATTTTGCATAAATTTGATCATTTAACTAAATATAGTTATAATATAATAAAGGTGTTAACCATGAATAAGAAAGAAATATTTTTTAAAATAATGGAAAATAATAAAGAATATAAGTTATTAACTAATGATGTCGTTGACTGTAAAATAAAAATAGAACATTTAATTTGCCACCATATTTGGAATTGCAATTACATATCTTTTGTTAATGGACATAAATGCCCCGTATGTTCTAAAAAAAATGGTGCACTTAAAACTAGAGAAAAGAAATATGGTAAAGGTTTAACACCAGCACAAGAAAAATTATTATTGTATATTAAAGATAAGCCAGAATATATTTTTATAGAATTTATAGATTCCTATTATTTTCTATGTCATCATACTAAATGTGATCAAGACCTTCAAATGAGGGTTCATAATTTTATAAAAGGACATGGATGCAAACGTTGTTCTTGTAGAGAAAGAAAATTAACGGGGGATAGTTTAGAAAAATTCAGAAGTAATATTAAAAAAACTTGGTCTAAAAAAACTAAAGAAGAAATAGAATCAATAAATAATAAGATAAGAACTACAACTAAAAATATATATGGTGTAGAAAATGGAATGCAATCCGAGGAAATAAAGGAAAAAGCCAGAAAAACATGTTTAAATAAATATGGAGTAGAACATGCGTCGTCCAGTGATCAAGTAAAAAATAAAATAAGAATAGGTATAAGGTCTTCCTTCTATAATAATAGAATACAAAACTTTGATAATGTTATACCTAAATTCGATCTGAATGAATACGATGGTGTCAAAAGAACTTCATATAAATGGGAATGTAAAACATGTCATAGTGTTTTTGAGAACCGTATAGAAGATGGAAGAATCCCTATTTGTAGAACTTGCAATCCAATATACTATAATAAATCAACATATGAATCAGAAATTAAAGATTTTATAAATCAAACTTATAATGGTAATATAATAAAAAATCATAGAGATTTTTATGCAAAACAAAAATACTATGAATTAGATGTTTATATACCGGATATGAATTTTGGTATAGAGTTAGATGGTATTTATTGGCATAGTGAATTAGGTGGTAACAAAAACAAAAATTATCATTTAAGTAAAACAAAATACTTTTTAGATAAAAATATACAAATAATACATATATTTGAAACAGAATGGATTAATAAGAAGGAATTAATAAAATCCATAATATCCTCAAAAATGAATATAATTAAAAATAAAATATACGCGAGAAAATGTATTATAAAAGAGATAGAAAGTAAAATATTAAATGATTTTATCGAACAGAATCATATTCAAGGAATGTATTCAGGTTCTTGCAATATTGGATTATATTATAATGAAGAACTTGTTTCTGTAATATCTTTTGGTAAATCTAGATTCAATAAAAAATACGAATGGGAATTACTAAGATTCTGTAATAAATTAAATACTGCAGTTGTCGGTGGTTTCTCTAAATTACTTTCTCATTTTATTGAAGAATATAAACCAAAAAATATATTAACATATGCAGATAGAAGATATAGTAATGGTAATGTCTATGAAAAGAACGGATTCAAATTAATAAGAGAAACTAAACCAAGCTATTATTATATGAAAGATTATAGACAACTTGAAAGTAGAATGAAATTTCAGAAACATAAATTAAAAAATAAGCTTGAACATTTCAATCCTAATTTAACAGAATGGGAAAATATGCAAGCTAATGGTTATGATCGTATATGGGATTGCGGTAATTTAGTTTATGAATTAATTTTATAATTTCTAGGATTTACAATTCTCATACCTTCAAATAATTTTCCTAAACTAGAAGGTAATTTATTTTCTTTAGGAAATATTTCACTAGCCACCACTACGATTCTATCGGGTTTTAAAACTATTTCCCCAGCTCCGTTTGTTACATAAACAAAATCATCTTTATGCATAGATACTCCATCTATACCTTCACCATCATCCAATTTAGAACCTTTAACTAAAAATGACCATATATTTTCTTTTTTACGAGTAGAGAAATCTCCATTAAATTGTATTGTCCAATATGACTTCCGGGAATAATATCTTACTCTTATCCATCCGATATTCATTGCCATGATAAGAATATCTTCCCTTGCTTTGTGTTCTGACCCTACGGTCTCACCATATTTATCATATACCTTCTGTACTTCTTCTTTAGTTAAACCAAATATCTCAGGGTCTCTTACAATAGCCCCTATATGCAAAGTAGAGGAATCTCCCGATTCCCTGTTTTCAACATTGACAACATCTATTATTTTACCTGATGGAGATATCCAATATGCTTGATCTCTTGTCATAATAACCTACTAAATTGTTTATTTATATTTAGATATTTAACTTATTTATAATTCTCAAAAATTTGTAATCTGTATTTAATTCATAATGATCATCCACATACTCATGTTTCCAATGCATACATTCTATATAATCTTTACCATATGAACTAGATTTAGAATTCAGCAACCTATCCAGATAAATGACATCATACATTTTTTCCCTAATATTTATTATTTCTATTATGATTTCAGGAGCGTCGATTCTTGTAAGAATATCCCCTACACAATAAACACAATAATCCTTATACATTTATCAACCTGCCAATTCCGTAATAATATTACTTAAAATTCCAATGAGATGTGTTTCTTTCTCAAATACTTCTATAATTTTAACAGTTCTTGTTCCATCAATTCTTGATATTATATCACCTGATTTGAAGTGAGGACTATAAACATTCATAGAATACCTTTTTATTTAAATTTTTTCAAAGGATAACTATTAACCAATATTTCTTTATGACCATTATAATCAATATATCTGAATCCATTCTCATGAAGTCTGATATCATAAACGTCTTCTTTAGAATAACCAATTTTATTATTCAGAAAATCTATGAATTTAGATGCCGATCTTTTGGTGAAATTGGATTTAGATGAAGTATAAACTTCATTCTTAAGAAGTTCATACCCACCACGAATATATTCTTCTACTATGATACCAAACATATTATCTCCTTAAAAAGTTTGAATAAAAATTGGACTATAAAATTGGAATTTTAAATGATACATATCTGTCCAAGATTTTATACAATAAAGCTCGGCTAAGTTTAAACTAGCAGTCATTATCCAAGATAGAATCTGATTATCATCTATTGAATTAAGATATGTTATTGTTCCAGCATATAAAGTACATTGTATGATAAAACTCAATTCCCATTGTCCAGCGTCAGCCATTCCTTTCCACAATGGATTTCCTTCTATACTTTTATATTCAGTAATTGTACCATCTTCATGTACTTCTGTTTTATATATCTTACCCATATTACCTCTGGTAAATACAAATAAATCCTGACTTATTAAGTAAAAGAAATTGATAGTATTTACAGTGGAGGAAATAGTCATTCCTCTATCCATCGAGTAAGATTTTGGGGATTCTACAATAGTAGAATTACTAATCATAGTTGATAAAATAAATTCACCGAACATATTTTCTCCTTTATTTTAGGATGATATATTATAACATGCTTTTGGATTTTTGTCAATTATTTTAATTAAAAAGTGGCCGTAAATACAGGAACAAACTCATTAACATCCGAGATATGGAAACTATCTATCCAACTAGAAATAGCATATAATTCTGCCAAATTTAAAACAACTGTATAAATCCAACCGCTAAATCCACTTGTATCTATAGAATTAATAAGATATGTGCTTGATAGATTAAATCCAATAGCACATAAATAACCTACTGTCCACATATTTTTTTGCCAAAACCAATCCGCTATTTTGTTATTTTCTGTTGCGTATATGGGTGTTATTTCTTGTTTAACATGAGGAAAATAAAAAGTACCATATTCTTTAGTATATTCATTCTTAGTACCATCAAAAACATAATTAGTATGATATCCTATAGGAACTTGAAGATAAACTTTTGTATAATCAAAAATATCTTTTTTAATAATATAAATAGAATACAACATATTATATGTATATGAAGTCTGGAAAGGATTTAGATCATTTAACTTACTGATTTTGTTTTCTTTAGAGAATGGATTAATGGGTATTGAAATATTATCCATGTTTACTCTTAAACTATCATATAGACAAGTAAGTTTGAAATCATCTAACTGAGAATTACTTAAAGATACCATCAAAGCTATGTTTGTAATGATATTGGTAATCATATTTTCTCCTTTATTTTAGGATGATATATTATAACATGCTTTTGGATTTTTGTCAACAAAAAATCAAATAAATTTATATAAATATTTTAACTAGATTTACTAAATATAATTGATTATACTAAATAATATTATCAATAAATCTAATCACATTAGTGAAGTGAGGACAAACATATTAATGTAAATAACCTTATAAATAACTTTATGGGTGGAGCTAGAAGCGATCTATTTGAAGTATGGATTCTTTATCCCGACAAATTAAAATCTCATATAGTAGATAGATTAGGTTCTATGACTGCTAAATCTGTTTTACAGAACTTTTTTGGTGGAACAGGTGGAGAAAAGATTCAACCTATTCTAAATAATTTAACATCTTTATTTGACCCTGCAGGTTCAAGATTATTTGTTAAATCAGCAAAGATTCCTAAATTTGGTGTAGGTACAACAGAATTACCATATAAAGGTCGTAAATTTCAATATCCTACTACAAGAGAAGATGATAATACTCTTCAATTAGGTGTATATAATGATGTGCACTTCTTACATCACGCTATTCTAAGTATGTGGTTGGAATTTATTAGAACAAGTCAAACAAATATAGGTTTATATCCACAAGACTTTTTTGGTTCAATTAAAGTATTTCAACATGATAGTTTAGGAAATGTTCTTAAAATCATAAACTTCGTTAATGTATTTCCTAAGGAAGTCGGTGAAATTGGTTTGGATTGGGGTGATGAAAAGATTGAAGAATTTAACGCAACATTCGGTTATCATCTTCAACTTACTGATACTTCTGATGAAATCAAAGTTTTCTAATAAAATAATTTTTTAAACAATATAAGGGAGTCGTTGACTCCCTTTTTTATTTATATGGCTAAATATATCTAAACCCTAAAGGAATGATTATGAGTAATGATTTAAATATACCAAAAGATCAACCTCAGAATGATAATACTAAAGATAATTTTATTATAAATCCAAGAGATTATAAGATAGTATTAAATTTGATGGACAAAGTTCTTAAAGATATTAACATAAAAGAATTAACAGATGATCAATTAATAGAAAAAGTAAGAAATATTGCAATAAATGAAAAGATAATTTTAGAAGACCCTACAAAATTAAACGAACTATTTGAATTAGGACAATTGCAATTATCTTTAAAATTAGATAATAAAGTATCCAGAGATATAATAGACACTATTTTATTGGCTATAGTTGAAACAAATTTTGAATCATTAAATAATAAAATACAATTAGATATATTGGATACTCTAAAACAATCTATTAATGAAGAAAAATTTAAAAAAATATATGATTATATATTAAGTGATAATTTTGTTAAAGCTATAAATGGAGATTCTAAAGTTTTAAATACTATAAAAAATATAACTTTAGATACAGAATTTTTATTAAAAATACAAGAAACAAAGACTCAATTTACAGAAAATGATTTTACAATTATAGAAGAAGAATTAAAAAAGCTAAGAACTGAATCATCTATAGTAGATAGTCAAGAAGAAATTAAATCTCAAAATGAACTTATTACAAATATGAGTAATTTGTATTCTGGCAACATAGGTTCTAAAAAAGATAATTTACGTATTATAACTGGTAAAGATAATTTTAAAAATGATATTATAAATTTATCTGAGGTCAATTTTAAATCTCAGACAACGGAAGCTACCAATAAAGGTAAATCCATTGAAAATGAGATTTCAACAAAAGATTCAGAAACTAGAACATCTCTAGCATCTAAAAAAACAGAATCTACCATAGGGGATTCTTTAATAAAAGAAAATAGCGGTGATATATCTAGTATGTTTAATAATACCAAGCCGACAGAGAATACTAACCTTAACAATGTAATTAAACCTACAGATGGAGTAGTATTAGGAACCAGAGAATCCATTAACGTAGATTCTCAAATTGATGGTATGAGAAATAAAGATTTATTAACTGGTGATGATATAATATATGCTAAAAAACAAAATATAGAAACTATATTTCCTACTGACAATAAAGTAATGTCAGATACAAATATTAAATCTGTATTAGGATATAATACCTCTCCTAAGACAGCTAACACAGATAAAGTTGATGCAAAGATAAAGAATTTAATTAATAATACTTTATACGGAGATGATTTAATATTAGATAAAAAAAATCCAATACTAATTGATTTTGCAAAAAACAATCCTAACATATTGGATTCATTATCTCTAGGTGGTCAGAATATAACATCTACTACAAGTAATACAGCAAATCAAGTTAATTTATTTATAGATGGTATAAATGAATCATTGACTGATGAAGCTGTTAGAAAAAATGTAGGGGATGATGCATTAAAGGGATATAAATTAAAAATAAAACAATTTACTAAAGCCGGTTATATAGAAAGAGCCTTGTCTGGAACAAATTCTGTTGCTTTAGGATTGTCCTTAAATGCTTGGAGAAATATAGTACTAGGGGTTGCGTTAGCAGCTATGACATTTATAACTGCTGCCAGTCCCGAAGCGGCAAGAAATATAGGTACAATTTTAAGTATAATAAATAGTATTTTAAATACTGGTTCAAGAGATTTCTCATTAATATTTGGTTATCTATATTGGTCTATAGAAAATATAGCAAATTTACCTGCAATATTAACTAATGGTAATACTCAAAAATTAATTAATAATTCCCAAGGGTCTGGAATAAATGGAATTATAAATACAATTACAAATGTGATTTCTAATCCTTTGGGTTCTTTAGGTGAGGCTTTATTTGGAAATAGCCAAACTATGGAATTCAAATACAGTATTTTCGCATACGAATATTCTGATGAAAATAAATCATACAAAGTTGGAGAAAAACCAACTTTAGATTATACAATCGGAGAAGATACTACTATAAGATCATTATTAACAGATTTATCTAATACATTATTATTTGATAAAAATAATCAAGGTTGGAGTAAAAAAGTAGTAAGCGGAGATAGAAGTATAAATCCAGCTTTAGATTTATTATCTAAATATGATGCCGTACAATCTCCTGGCATTATATCATTTGATCTTTTGGGAGAAATTAATGATTTCATGAAAAGATATGTTCCATTAATAGAATATAACTTTTCTTTAGATTTCGAAATACCAACAGAATATACTAATTCTCAATTCCCTGTAAAGATGAATAATTTATGGAAGAATGTTTTCGGATTCAATGAATATGGATTTTCTTTAGGTCAAAATTCATCTATAACAAATGCCAATGGTAATCAAGAATATTTCAATACATTATTTACAAATGACATTATAGATGAAAATAATAAAATAGATTTAGATTTATTGCAACTAATGAATTATCATATAAGAGAAGTATCTTTCCCAAAATATATGGTGAAAACATACGTACAGAAATCTTACGGTATGGACAAAATGAATAGTTTGGTTGCTGGAGTAAATGATTTTGGTAGTATACAATTAAAGTTTTTGCTAGATAATTCTATGTCAATATATAATTTTTTCTATACATGGCTAAATTTAGAATATAATATGAATCTTAATTACACCTACTCTGCTAATAATGAGAACGGGGTCTTAACTAATTATGATAGACAAAAATATACGGCTGGTTATTCTAATGACTATAAATTAAATATGGTATTAAGAACATTTATTAAAAATACATCATATCTAGATACTAATTTTCAGGAAGATAATAGTACTAGACATCTATGGTATGAAGTAGTATTTCCTTATTCCTTTATTTTAGCATTGGAAAAAGATTCTGTTAAACGTGATGGTAATTCTGATTTACCAACATTTACTGTAACATTGGATACAAGAACTCCTACTTTTAGATACGTTAATAATAAAATAACTTCTTCATTTGCTAATGGATTTAAAGATTTCACAGGATTTGGTAATGAAGGCCAATTAAATACTTTATTAACTTAGTTTAACCTAAATAAATAGATGAGGTTTTAAATGGCCGATCAAACTAATACTAATGATAATGGTACAACAAAAGATAATCTTAAACAATCGAATTTACCTAAACAAGCAACAGCTGTCAAAGAACTTTTAGTTTATCAAAAAGATAATAATACCACAAAAGATAATATAAAAGACAATAAATTAACAGAAAGTATTAATAATATTTCTGATTCAATCGATGGACTAAAAGAAAATAGTGATGATCTTTTAGAATTTATTAAACAATTAACACTAGCCAATCAAAAATTACTAGAAAATTCTGGTGATCAATTTATTACTCAAGAAAATGCAGAGGACAGACAAGACAAACAATTGGAAAATTCAGACATAATGGCCACATCTTTACAAACAATAGTTAAATTTTTAACAGAAGATGGTGGTTTAAAAAATATGCTAGTTGAAACAATGAAAGGATTGAAGGGAGAATTAGCAATAGATACTGGTGGTACTGCATTATTAGGGCCAGGTGCTGGCCCCGGTGGATTCTTTATTTCTTTAGGTAAAGGATTAAAATATTGGGGAGATAATTTTGGTTCTATATTAAAAGGTGCGGCAGCCTTTTCTTTATCTTTATTAATGGTTGGTGGTGTAATAGTTATATTAACATCTTTAATAGCTAATTTTGGTCAAGCAGCATCAATACAACAAATGATAACATTCGGAACAGTACTGCTACTTATGGGTGGGTTCATGGTTGCTTATTCCAAATTAATGAGTGGAGTTAATCAAACAGGACTATTAATTGGTTCTATAAGCATGGCTTTAGTTGCTGCTAGTGCTGTTGGTATGTCTTACGCTTTACAAATAATATCCAATACTAATCTGAATATAGGAAATATATTAATATTAGGGGCTTCAATAGGAGTACTAACAGGAGTTGCAGCACTTGTAGGAATGATCGGGCCTCTTGTTATAATAGGTGCAGCTGCAATGTTAATGGTTTCTGGAAGTTTATTATTAACTTCGATTGCATTAAAAAATATTTCAGAATCAAAAATAAATTATAATACTATTGCAATAGTATCAGCATCAATGTTATCTTTAATTGGAGTAACTGTTTTGGCCGGAACATTATCTCCATTATTAATATTAGGTTCTATTGCTTTAATGACAATGAGTATGTCTTTACTTCCTATGTCCATAGCTCTAAGTACATTAAATAATTTGAAATTAAATTCAGCTAATATAAAAAACATAATAGATTCTTTATATACTTTAGGTACTGGTATTGCCGGTCTAGGATTATTAATTGTTCCAATGATGGCGGGTTCAGTTGCAATATCTTTAATGGGGGCTGGATTATTACTAGTTGCTGCACCTTTATCTATATTAAATTCTATTAATATTAGTCCAGATAAAATAAATAATATAATATTATCATTAAAAGATTTAGCTGGTGGAATAAGTAGTCTTGGTATAATGTCACCTATGATTATAGCTGGAAGTATTTCTTTATCTCTAATGAGTATTGCCTTACTTCCTATGTTACCTATATTGGGTATATTAAATTCTATTAATATTAGTCCAGATAAAACAAAAATATTTGGAAACATAATAAAAAATTTAGCATATGATATAAGTGTATTGGGTGCTTTAGCTCCGACATTAGCATTGGGAAGTATTTCAATGGCAATAATGGGGGCCTCATTACTTCCATTGATACCAGCTATAGGATTAATTAATAATTTAAATAATAATCCAGCTTCTGTGCAATTGTTTGTAAACTCAATAAAATTATTATCTGGATTTATTTCTTCTATGGGAATACAAAGTCCATTATTAATATTAGGTTCTACAGCTTTAATGATGATGTCCGCATCTATTTTTTCTATCTCAGGTTCTATGAATAAATTGTCTACTACTTCACTTACTAAAGAAAAGATATTAAAAATAGGAGAATCCTTTAGACAAATAAGTTTTCTATCTAAAGACATAAAAGCTTTAATGAGTTTAACACCATTGGTTTTATCTGCAAATGTATCAATGATATTTTTAGAAGGATTCTTTAATAAATTTAATAAATCTTTGACTACATTAAATAAGACTCCATTTAATGTTATCGATTTGTCTATAAACAAAATAAAACAATTAACTCAAGTTGCTGGTAATACCAAGGTTATATCTCAAGGACTTGATGATATAACAAAAGCCTTTGTTAATCTTACAACTAAAGGAACTTCTGGTAATTATAGTGGATTTAATCAATTAGTAGATAATTTTAAACATTTGAATGAATCTGTAAGTAATATAAGTGGATTAGAATCAGCGGCTTCTGGTATAGAAAAATTAATGACATTATCTGGACAATTCGATAGTACTAAAGCCCAAGGGTTAAAAGATTTATTTGATGCGATATCTAGTTCTAGTAAAGGATTTAACGTAGATAAATTGAAACAATTAGGTGAATTAGATTTATTAGGTTCTAAAGATACATTATTAGATATTTCAAGAAATACTCAAATGACTGTAGAAGTTTTAACGGCCTTATTGTCAAAACAATTAGGTGGTGCTGGTGGTGTATCAATTAATCCAAATGGACAGATAGTACAAGGTAATACAGTTGTGGCTGAACCAATACAACTACCAGATTCTAAAAAATATTTAAGGAAATAAAATATGGGTACTACTCCGAACACAATACTAAAATTTGATACTATTAAAAAATATATAACTTTAGTTGGTGGTATATTAGAAAAAGTAAAAATTAAATATACAGACCCTGATACATTAAGTGATGTATTAATAACTCCAATGGTTAGATATGCAACAACTAATAAATCGTTATATAGAATAGAAAGAGGTAGAACCCCTTTTAAACTAGAAACTTCTAATGATACTTGGAAATATCCAATTATAATGTTTAAATTAGACGGAATGTCGTATGATACCCAACGTTTTAGTGTATCTAATGTAAAATTTATGGGAGATATAACAACTACTGCCGGTCTAGAAAGAATGACAAAATTTTTTAAGAATCCAATACCTTTTGATTACAATTTCACAATTGAAATGCATTCAAATGTTTTAAGTCATACATTTGATTTTATAGAGAATTTTGTTGTATATTTTAATCCTGCCAATACTTTTACAATAGAAATAATTACTAGTACCGATGGTAAAGTTACCATGGTACATGATGCTGTTTGTTTTATAAATTCATTTGAAATTCCACAAGCTCCAGAAGAATTAGACAATAATACTCATGAAGCTATATCAACAGTAAAAATAAATTTAGTGGTAAAGGGATTACTAATACCACCCTTAACAGATGTACATGTTATCAAATACATCAAGCAAAAATTTATTATAGAAGATACTGACGAACTAGTAATAGAAGAAACTCATCCGACTCCTTAGTTATTAATTTGAGTGGAATAAATGAAATTCTCTAAAAGTTCATAAAATTTCATTTTAAAGCTTCTATAACTATTTTTTCTTTTAATACCGTCTCTACTGTTTTTATTCTCTTCATAGATAGATTCTATGATTGGTGTAATTACATGGGAAGAAAGTAAATCTGTTTTTTTGTAGAATCTATAATTTTCTTTGGTAAAGAAAGTACTCAAAAGATATTTTATTTGATTACTTTGTAGAGATAACTTATTTTGTACTAACTCATCATTTGCAAATTTATCGATCTGATTGTTAATATCAACATAATTTTCGGCTAAAGTAAATCTATCTTCTTCTTGAATATCTTCATGATAATCAATATCTACAATATGAAAAGTTGCGTTTTGTTTATTCTTTTTTGTGAAATAATTCCAGATATAAAATTTAATATTATTGTACAGATAATTGATAAATTTTCTTTCAAGTTCTTTTGTTTTTATTTCTGGAAAATCGTCAGTGGATTGAAGTCCATTCCATAAATCTTCAACGGTTCTTTCTACTTTCTTTTTACCGGAACCGCTTATATATTTAAACATAGTCACAGACTTAAAATAAGCATTGATAATAGAAGAATATATATCATCTACCACAGTGTTATTCATGTTTACATACGGAATCCTACAATACTTCTTAATCATTCTCTGGAAAAATGAGAAGAACATATTATAATAATGTCCAGCAACCTTAGATTGCACATCACTAAGTAAAATGTCATCGTTAACTTCTAGTCTTTTCATAAATACAACTCCTTTAGTAATTTATATTTTGTTGATACAATATAATAATGGTTCGAATAATTCAGTTCTATCTATATTTACAGGAAAAAATTTAGAAATATATACTTCTTCAAGTATAACTTTAATTATAGTTTTATAATGTTTATTGTTAAATATATCTCTACCTGTACATTTTTGTGCAATTGTATAATTTTTAACAGTTACTATTTTGTTGTGATAAATTAATTTACATCCAAGAGTAAATTTACTAGGTTTTGGTTTAATTTTAACATTCATATAATTATATTAATATATTTACCCAATCCTTTTTCTCTAAGGATTTGTTTATATCTTTCATATTTATATTGTTCAAAAAGTAATTCATTTTCTTTTTTAATTAATTCTATGCTTGTGATTAATTTATCATGGGAACTTTCAATACAATTAATTTTCATATATAATCCTATTATTATAACATATAATTTAAAAAATATCAAATTTTATCTATAATAAATTTTAAATGTTCAGTTTCATCTAATTTATAATTAAATTCTACATCTTTAAAACTAGCCGTGTACATTTTATACATTGACTCTATATCAGACTTATTATTTACATATATCCTATTATTTACAATAATATTATAATAATATTCACATCTATCTTTGTTAACACCTATTATTCTTATTTTATGAAATCCCATGCTATATTCTCCATCTTTAGGTGAATAACACAAAACAACAGGATTTTCATAATCAAATTTAGGTTTATATTTTTTCATATAGTTTCTAATAATTCCTTTAATTTAAAATTTAAATCCAATGTATATCTGGATTCAATAAATTTAAAACTTTCTCTGTGAACTATATTATCGGCTTGTATTTTTTCCTCTTCATGATTTATATTTAAAATAAGATAATAATATAATTCAGAACTATATCCAGTGGAAACAATACGTATTCTCAAATAATTTGATATTATAAATTTTGTTTCCATATCTTTAGCTATGAGAACATCATTTTCTTTAAATTTTGGATTCATATCTTATTTATCAATAATTTAAGTTTATAAGTATCATCTAATACACAAGTAGAATCTATAGTACTACGGTCAAGTAAAAGTATGTCATTTACATAATTATGAATATTTGTTCTTCTAGTTTTAAAACATCGGGTCTTTACACATTTTGTTTTATACTGATCATTAACAATACCTATTACCAATAATGTTTCTATGGCACTTTCAATTTGTGGATTAAATAAAATATCACCTATCTTAAATTTAAAATCAGTTTTCATATATTATCTATAATCCTCATTAATTTAAAATTTATCTTCTCAAAATCAAAATGATTATCAATATATTGACAATTTTCTTTGTGAATAACTTTGGAATCTCTACAATCTAATATCGTAAAATAATAGAAACTATATTCACTGTCTACATGTTCTATTATTATTCTAGTATATTTATCTCTGGTTAAACTTTCATCATATTCTTTTATATTTAA